GTATTACGTAGTGTAGTACCCTTTTTAATACTGTCGAAGCCTGTAATAGCGTTAGATGGGTCTGTTGAATCAATTGTAAATGCTACTGAACTAATAATAAAGATTACTTCATCATTTACAATTGCTTTAATAATAATTCTGTTTACACTAGTAGTATCACGAACAGTTGCAGTAACCATTTGTGAAACTGTGGCTCCAATACCTTGTGGACCAATTAGAACATAACCTGATCCGCTATAAGCATATAATTGTTCGTTTGCAGAATCCCACCATAAATCACCAGTGGCTAATCCTGCTGGAGCAGTAGTGGCAACTTCGGCACCACCTGTAGTTCTAAATTTAGAACCATCATAAAATTTTAATTTACTAGCTGTAGCGTCAAACCAAATTTGTCCTGAAATGGCTTTTGGTGGTTGCGCCGCACCACTAAAATTCTCTAGTAAGTGTAAGAAATTCTCATTCTGAATTTCGCCGTATCCTGCATAGTTTTTACCTACTAATTTAATGTCAGTAGTTTGATCAACTGTACCGTCTTCTACGACTACTAGTGTTACACCACTATATCTATCTATTGTATATGCCATAGTTTAACCCCTGTTAAGTATATTTATCATTTATTACCATAAGCCGCCGCTGGATACAACATCGTTCAAATACGCCCACGCATTCGCTACAACGTGAAAACGTCGGCATCCTCTATCAACGACCACTTGTACAGTACCAGTTGCGGCAGTAAATGAAATATCCCGTATTACACTTTCATTTTGTACCCCATTTGAATCAACAGCTATATATGTTTTAGTTAAAACTGGTACATCAACGTTAATTCCACTAACTGTAGCTCCTGATATTGAAGCTGTTGTAATATAAGCATAGGAACCAGTCTTTTTATTAGCCGCTGGATACACATCCTCAATTATTGTGGCAATCTCTCCATTAGTTAAAGTACCTCCGCCTGGCTTTGATATGTCTAAATTCATAACAACAGGCTCTTCATTTATCTGATCATCCACATAAAACTTGGTCGCAACTGATGAATTAGTTGTGGGCTCGGCTACATTGGTAATTTCTTGACTAGTTATAAGATTAATAGTACCTGAACTGTCAATTTCGAGCGGAGTAGTTGTAGTAATTGTACTTCCATTAATTTCCAATTGATCTACTGCTAATATTTCTAATGTACCTACAGATGTTAAAGCTGATGCCAGGACTGTTGAACCTAATGCGCCGGCCTCTAATACCTCGACACCATTAATCAGATATTTTTTTGTGTCGGCTAAATCCATATGCTCTGAACTAGTCCATGCGTCTGTTGTATTTTTCCACTCTATTATTTTATCACCTGCTGATCCTCTAAGTGTAATACCTCCGCCATCAACTGCGGCATCATCAAGTGGAATATTTTCATTTGTTATTGCTAATTCAATATTCTTATCTTTTACTTTTAAATCCGTTGTTTCTACAAAAAGAGAAGCACCATCTACTGTAAAGTTGCCGTCAACTTTCATATCGCCACCAACATGAAGTGCGTATTGTGGATCTGATTTAAATACTCCAAAATGCTCTTCTGACGTATCAACTACAAGTGCATCAAGGAAGCCTGTTGGCTTTCTAACTCTAACTTTCCAATCATGATTTGATAGTTGATTCTCACTAACAAATGATGTACCTACTACTTTTAAAATGTTATTTTGTGCTAACCCAACTGTAAGTCCATCTGAATTTTGTATTGTTAATGCTCCAGTTGTCGTTGCCGAGGAATCTGCAGGCAAAAATTGTGACGCTGATTTAACATTTCCAACAGCATCTCTTAATGCACTAGCTTGGTCGGCAATGCCACGCCATCTAAAATCTTCAAGAGTAACAGGAGTAAATCCTTTTTTAATTGTTCCAGTTATCCCTGAAATAGTATACCCAGTGGCTGGTATAAATTCTGTATTACTCCACACACCCACAACAGTTCCTGCAACAAAATATTTCATCACAACATGACTATTATTAAATGAATCTATAAGTGTAGCAATTTCATATCCACTCTTACCTTGTGTTTTAGTATAAATCGGTCCAGCTAATTCTAAATCAGTTCCATCATAAAAATGCAGTTGATTATTATCACTATCGATCCAAAGATCACCAGCAACTAATGTGCTTGGTTGTTGTGCTTGTACTGATGGTGCACCACTTGTTCTAAAACCTACACCGTCATAAACTTTTACTCGTTGTGATGAAGTATCATACCATAGTTGGCCTTTTAACGGAGTACTAGGTGCAGTAGAATTTGAAAAATTCTCCAACATTTTAATTAAGTTTTCGTTTAGTGATTCACCAAACCCAGAATAATTTTTTCCAATTAAAGAAATATCAGTTGTAGTTGTATCTAACTGCCCATCAACTAAATCAACTAATAAAGTTCCATCTGTTTTGTTTAATTTATAACTCATTAGCTTTCTACTGCCTCTCCAGCATATATAATATAATTTACTGCCATATATGGATTCATAACATCAATAGGGTTTCCTAATGATTGCGATTGTTCAGTTAATACACCACCACTTGTCGGATATGCTTGACCTTGATCAATTGCTCCAGTTGATGATTGATATGGAATTGCTTCTTGATCATTAGGTGTTCCTGCAACATTTCTAACAGCATAATATTGATCGCCACTATCACCTCTTAAATCATGTTCGTGTTCTGGTAAATTTGTAAGTGCTACATTTTGTGTTTCTTGTCCTGAATGTGTTCCTATATTATCAGCCGCTGAACTTGTAACTGAGTCAGCACTAATACCGCCCATATTATCTATACCTAATGGGAACCTACCTCTTAAATCTGGTAAACAGAAAAATCCTGCTGTAACTAATGTTTGATCTTTAAAATTATATTGAATTGCATCAAACAAATTCTGATATAATGCAATAGCAACTTCTCGTCCATCACAAAGTAACCAATTAAGAGGAGCAAGTGTTCCACCATATTGAGTAATCATTCCAACTGGCATTGTTGGAATTGCACTAAACAAATTAGATCTTGAAACTTTAAATACACCAGTTGTTCCAGTTACCCTATTAAGTAAGAATTCGTCGCTAATTTGAGTAGATGCAACTTCGTCTTTGTCAGCAATAAAAGTATTTGCTATAGATGTTTGAAATGTTTTAGTACTTGAATCTTGTCCATCAAAACTAAATGACGGTGCTGAAACATCCCCTACCATTTCAAACGTTGTTGGACTTGCAAGTTTATCTGCTGATCCTGAACGTCCGCTAACTACACCTGTAACATTTCCTGTTAGATTACCTACAAATGTCTGTGAATGAACATTTAACCATTGTTCGTTTGCAGTTCCCAAATTACGTGCTAGTGTTAAGTTAGGAACAATATTTTGCGTTGTAAGTAATCCTGCAATATTACTATCACTACCAACAAATAATTTTTTCGCAATTCCTACACCACCTTTTGTTATAATACTTCCTGTACTAATAGTTGATGAGTCAGTAGTTCCATCTACTAACAATGCACTATCAGTTTGAATATTACCAACAACATCTAATGGTTGGTCTGGTGATAAATTATTAATACCTACTCTAGCTTGTGAATCAATTCTAATAACTGTTTTAACTTCGCCAGCATCATTAACTCTTATATCAATATTAGATCCTGATGTTTGGTGAGCAATAATACCTGCTTGGCCTTCAACACCAATTGACATAGCACTATCTGATCCAACAATAATACCTGAATTGTTTTTAATTTTAAGTGGATATAAACTTGTACTGAGTACATCGTTTCTTAAAAAGCTAGAAGCAGGTACTATAGTATTTGCGACAATTAAACTTTCGGCTTTTTCTGCTACTCCGTAATATTTTCCTGCACCGTCGCCTGTAATATCTGCTGTACTTAAATTATATCCAGGATTGATTGTAGTGAACCCAGTCATCACACTCTTTGGTGTAAAACTGTCTGTGGCAATAATTGCAACTACTTTTGCTTTAACTTCTATTTTTAAAATTGTATAAGAAACATTATCTGTTCCTATAATAACTGATGGCTGAACTCCTGTTGACAACCCATCACTAAATGTTGGGCCTACTAAAATCCAACCTGATCCTGTATAAAGATAAAGTTGTTGATTATCTGTATCAACCCAAAGATCGCCTACTACTGATTGGTTTGCGGCAGGTTCGTTTGTTGCTTTTTTTAATCCACTTGCAGAAATCCAGTTTGTACCATCGTAGATTTTTAATTGATTAACACCTACTGTAGTATCATACCATAGTTGGCCTTCTACAGGATTTCTTGGAGATGTATTAAAAGCAAAATTTTCTAATAAGTGTAAGAAGCTATCTGCAATAGCAGTACCATAAGCTGTAGTATTACGTCCAGGAATATCTAAACTAGTAACCTGGTTAATTGTATTATCTTCAACTGATATAGTACCTTTATTTGCTAGGTCCGTGTGTGATACTAAATATGCCATTTATTACGCCTCATTAAAGCCAGTTAGACTTTGTACCCTTACGGTATAATCTATTTGAATTAATCTATTTAAACTCTTTTGTACTGGATGGAAAACTACATGAGTTAACAATCTACCAGTGCCTGATTTTGCATAACTTACAAGTCCTAGCTCATCAAATACATAAAGGCTTTCACTTCCTGTTGCATTATCAATTGCATCTTGTCCGCTAGGCTCACCATAGTCTAATAAACAAGTTGCTAAAATATCTGTATAATTTGTACCACTAACATGACGTGTTTCCAGCTTGTTTCTTGTAGGATCTGTATTATTAACTGAATTGTCGTCAATTACTTTAGTGTACGTTTGGCTGTATAAACTAGCATTTGTACCCGTTGAATTAGGTGACAAATATGTAATAATTCCTGTAGGATCTACAGAAGTACCACCGTTTCCAAAAACCATGCTATTAACAAAGCCTTCGCCTTGATTTGCTAGACTGTCTGCTAACGCAAGACTCATATTTTCGTAGTGTATAGCATTTCGCTTATCTACGAAGATTTCGCCCGTCTCTGGGTTATGAATTTTAATGTGTCCTTGTAAAAGTACACCGTTTTGTTCTTTAAAGTTATCTATCATATTAATATCCTACAAGTGTATTTATTTAGGTAACGTTACCTCTGCACTTCTTAAGAAACGTCCTATGTTATTTTCCTGTCTATGTAACGGAACTCCTGGATCAGTCCATAGTTTTCCGATCTTTCTCACCACTATAATTTTACTATTAATAGGTGGTGTATTCAACATTGTTACTGTTGACGTTGTTCCGTCTACGCTAAATTCCGCAGATAGCGTAATATCTGCTTCAGGACTGTCTAAATTAACAGTTTTATCAAATGAACTAACTGCATTTTTACGTAAACGTTTCCCTGCTACAAATATTTCAAAATCATTTACAGATTTTGGAATAAAATCAACGGTTATAGTGTTAGTTGAACCGTCAGCATCAAATACTTGAGTTAGTATTTCATCTTTATAAGGTACTGTTTGCGGGGTGCTTTGATCAAACACATTTGACCCGATTGTATGCTTTTCTGCAATACCAGTACCTAATGTACCTCTACGTAATTGCCTAATAGCACCACCCTCCTTCAAATAGTATTCTATACGTTCACTATTAATGAATAATATTCCCGGAATTCCTTTGTCTTTATCAGGAAGTGGCAAATTATCAAAATTTGTTACGTAAATTTTACTATCATACCAATTCAAATCTTCTGCTAATGTGTATTTATTACTATCGCCAAGGCGTTTATAATGGGTCCTATTAAGCATATCTTTAAAGATTCTAAATCCATATTTAGGAATAACTACAGGATTAGTAAAGTGTATAACTTCAATTTTGTCATTAGCGGCTACATCAGTTGTAATCCTAATATGTTTTCTATCTTCAGTAACATAATAGTCAATGCTAGGAGTTAATGCTACTGTATTTAAAGTAACCCATACATATTCAGCATCAATGGCTTCTTCACGTAATCTAATTATGCCATTAGTTAACTGGTTATATTCAGTATAACCATCTGTTCCGACTGTTACAGGATTTCTAGCTACTACATTAAACACTTCTCTTTCTATTTTTCTAATATCGTGTTCAGTAAATTGATAGACAGTCACCTGATCCCCATTAGCTGGAGCAACATCTAAATAAACTTCATTTGGTGTTTTAACAAATAAACTTGTTCCAGAATCAAAATATCCCATTTGAAAATCACCGTTATCAATAATATAAACTTCTAACTTATCTCCAACAGTTCCAACATCCTCAAACAATACAACTGTTCCATTAAATGTATCCCAACGCCAGGTTGCATTAAGAGTTTGTTCAACTCCATTTAAAAAGATTCTAACCTGCTGAGCACTAATCGAAGCTGTTGTAATCTGCCATTGTCTTAATTGATATTCACGTCCAGCAACAACTGTAAATTGTTGATTATATCCTGCGTTTAAAAGATTGTTACCAACTTTAACTATAATATTTTGATCAATTGGTTCACTAGTAAACGGTGCTTGAGCTAACGTAAATTTCTTTGTACTTCCGTCACCAGTAAAATTATCTGTTGTTATCTGGCTAAATGATTTACTTAGACTTTCATAAATTGCATATTGAATTACTGCACCTTCTGTAGGAATAGTTCCTAGTTTAAATACGGCTCTCCCTGCAATATCATAAGTGTCATCAGTTTCTGTTAAATCCGTAGTTACAGTCTCACCATCAACAGTTAACGTATATGTCAACCCAGTTTTATAAAGAACAGGTGTTACAAATTGTATTGTTGACCCATCTCCAATAAACTTATCTATGTCAAGAATTTTTTCACCATTGTTAGACATAGTTGAAATATGAACTAAATGGCCAGTACCTGGTGCTGTAACAAATTCAAGTTGTTTAGTCTGATAATTTATAATAAAACTAGTTGGTGCTTCTACAATTGTACCATTTACTTTTACAAAAATATCATCATTACTAGCTGGTAATTTAGTAACACCAAAGTTCTTGTTAGTTCCGTCACCAATATAATTATGACTATTAACAACACTTGATCCGTCTGCTGTTCTATCAAACACTTTAAAATCAACAGTATCCATAACTTGTCCTGGAACTAATTCTTCAGGACCTTTAGATGTTAGTGGTGTAACAAATCCGTCACCATCAACAACTATTTCTTCTGATAGAATTCCTTTAGCTGTTGAATAAACTAAATCGCCACCTTGTAATGCTGTATCATATGCATCAGGGTCTGGAATAAAACTTCCATCACTAGTTGATTTTCTAATAATAATTACATCATCAGCAACTGTTGGAATAAAATCTTCATCAATTTGAATTGTTTGTGTAACACCGTCGCCTACAATCGATTCCATTACTGCATTTGGATTACCTGTTACGCCGATAGTACTTCCGTCCCATTGTGGATCGTCTACACGTATGCCATTTTTATAAACATTGTAAGTTACACCATCTTCTAATGGTTTGCTGAGTTCAAATACATTTGTACTTCCATCTAATGTAAATACCTCATCTTCATACGTATTATCAAATGTATCCCACGTTGACGTAAACCAAGGCTCTGAGAACCAACCTGATCCTCCGCCAAAGTCAAAGCTTCTAACTTCTACGCCACCATAATCAATACCATCCATTAATTGTGCTATGTCATTTCCAAGCATTCCGTCAGTTGGTGTATAAAATAAACTAATACGATCTTGTGCTTGAAGCATATCAATAGCTTTGCTATATTTGATTATTATCGAAGCTGACATCTTAGGAGGTTCTGTAAAGAATATCTCTCCTGTATATCTTGTATATCCTTTAGTTGTATCTGCAACGTTTTTAAAAGTATATTCACTTGTCAATGATTCTACATCACTAACTGTAATATAAAGTTGACTAGGTCTTACATCCATTGGCCATTTTAATGAGAACGTTTGTTGACTTGCACTACCTGTAAACGTTTCAGTTTCAGCAAGGGTAGTAATTAAAAATGTTCCTGTAACCCTATCAAATTTTGATATAATATGAGCATTACGTATCTTACCATTACCAAGTTTAGATGAAAGAACAGCAGGCACTCCGCCTTCGGATTGTGTACCATCAATTGTAATTGTTGGTGCTGACAAATATCCAGAACCAACACTTACCATTTTAACCCAACTAATTTTTCCACCTGTACCGATATATGCTTGTGCTTTAGCACCTGTTCCACCACCTCCATTAAGTTTAAGAATAGGAGGTTCAAGATAACCTGTTCCACCGTTAGCAATCTGTATTGCTATAACTTCATAACCTAAATTATCTTGCCAATGTTTATTTGGATATGTTGCAAGTCCTGGATCTTCGCCATATAACACATCATCTTTAATTTTTAATGATGAAGGAATAATTCTTCCATCTTGTACACTATAAGCTGGAGGTAAATCAAAATCTGTTACGCTAGATTGTGTATTATCTATCTTTGTATAAGAAGTTAAATATTCTCTAATCTTAGTTTTATACGGTTTAGTTTCTTCAATAAATTTTTCATAACTTGGAAGATTATCGTTTTGGAATGTAATCTTCTCAGTTAACTCTCCAATATTATGTTTAGCTTTAAGGAAACTTGTTTTAAATACCCAATCTACAAATTTTTGTTCAGAAAGTACATAACGTAAACTTGACGCAAATAACTTATTATATTCAACTGCAAGATCATTTATAAAAATATCGTCACGTAATGCTTTTAAAATTATTCTAAATTCGTGAACTGGCTGATTATCATAATCTGATGTATCATAACTTAAACTATCATAACCTATATTCCATGCTGGATAATTATATAAACCGGTAGAAAACATAATTGTTCCTTTTTCCTTGCCAATTGTTATATAATTTGTAGTATAGTCTGCATCTGGAACGTCTTTAATTTTTCTCAATAATAACCAACCACCTGTGCCAACTGTTTTAATTTTAATAACATCACCTAAGCTATCACTTAATGCTGTTAATTGATAACTTTCATCAATTAGATGATTAATTTGTGTAAATTGATTATATCCTGTAGCATACCAATCAATATAATCCCAAAATTCAGGAACATTATAACTTTGACTATCTGTTCTTTCCCAAATAGCTGTTATACTATTATAAGCATGAATTGACCACTTACCTTTAATATTTTCATCTGTTTTAACAAGTGTACTATATTTTCGAACTTCTATTCCGCTCTCTATAGAATAATCTCTACCAGGATGTTTAACTGTTGCAGTAACAACTTTTCCTAACGTATCAAGTGTTGTAATAAGCTCAGCACCTCTACCATTACCTATATTAGTAAATTCATATGACGGTGGTACTTTATAACCTCTACCTGGGTCAGCAATTTCAACTCTAGCTAACTTACCATTTTCCCAGATTGGTGTTAATTTTGCTTGTTTAATATTTGCAGTTCCAACAAATACCATTTCTGCATAAGTATCAATAGATTGATCAAACTTACCAGAATTAATAGTAGGTAGTTTATCAACTTCTTGCAAAGCACTAATATCATAATCATCAACAATAATATGCATTTTAACAATACGATTAACTCTTTCAATAAGTTGTTTTACTGCTTCTAATCTGTTTACAAACCAACTTTGTCGTGGTTTATTTAAATTACCATATCTTTCTTTAAAACTTAAATCAGGATTTGGAACAGCTCTATAATTTAAATCCCAACCAATTAAACTATCATACCATTTAAGTTCTATATCTGTTTTAGGTCTACTAGTTGCTAAACCTTCACTTAAAAGTTGAAATTCGTTATGAATATTAGTTGGATTATCAATTTTCCAATAACGGAAATTAACTGCTGAAGTATCAGCATTAAATAATGAATCGCAATTATACAATGCAAATTTGTTTTCACTATATAATGCCGCAAACTTATAACCTTGAGATTTAGGATCTTCAATTAATTGTGCTACATCGTATGCACTTGTTTTTCTCCAATCTACATTAGGAATATACTTTTTATTTTTAACCCAATAATAATATTTGTTTGAAAAACTCTGTGCTTGTTTATCAAATACTTTAACTGATGATAATGTAGAATCGTCAGTAAATTTAGGTTGTCCACTAATTCCTTTTGCTAATCCTTCTTCTGTATCTGCTAATGTTGACCATTGTGAAGGTTTATAAGTTGTTTCAACCCATTCATAAATATCAACTGTTGATCCTATAAATAACTTACTCCAAGTTGCTGTTTGATAAATTATGTCTCCTTGGTAAGGATTATGGTATTTTACTGTACTTAGATCCCACCATATTTTTCCAACATATTGTTTATTCCAAGCATTCCCTTCATCAACAACAGACACTTCTCCACCTATTGTATATGTTGCTGGATCATATAATGTTTTATAAGCAATTTCTTCTTCGGCTGTGCCTGCAATTTTTCCTTGGATGGGGTCAATATAATCTATTTGACTAGCAAGTAAATTTTTTGCAGTATCATAAACAAACACGCCTTTAAATTTTGATACATCTATTTGGCTAATTGGAGTACGTAATGCCTTCCAGGACAAAACATTCCTATCACGTCTAAAATCAATTATTGTTCCCATAAAATTATCATCTGGAGTAATAGTTAATTCTGGCATTCCAACATAAACATGATTATCTGTAAACACTACATAATCGCCAAAGCGTCTTGTTACAGGATTATTATAAACAAATTTTTCACTATAAATTAATGTATCATTAAATCTTTGGAAAATAAGAACTTGTCCACTATCTTCATTTGCAGTTTTAAACTGAGTAAGATTATTATCGAACGTTGTACTTACAACTGTAGTATTTGTATCGTATGTTGTAGTTGCAATAAGATCACCACCACGCGACGAAATAGCTAAATTGTTTTTATCAAAGTCTAATGTTGCCCCGAATCGTTCTGCTACATCATTTTCTGGACTATAAAGTGTTTGTGACCATATGAAGCTACCTGATACTTGCCTATACACATAAACAGCACCGTTATTAGTATCTATTTCGTCCTGAAGTGGAGCCCCTATTGCAATCATAGTTCCATCATCAGAAACTGCAATAGAGTCTCCAAATCCTATATCTACAGTTGGTGTTACTATTGCTTGACTAAATTCATAGTGTCCATTGTTTAATCTATAAACAAGTACCTTAGGATTACTATCAGAAAATTCAGCTACAACAACTAAAACATTTCCATCTTTATTAGTTGTAAAGTGTTTGCCAAAGTCTGTTAAGGTTGTTTGGTCTACAACTGTTTCACCGTCAACACTTAAACTAGTATTATTAGGAATATAACCTATATAATCTATATGGTTTGATAATTCTGTCCATAACGTTACACTAAACGTACTAGGTAGTAAATTCGTTTTACTTTGATAAAATTTTTGTTGATATAAAACAATATCATTTTCATAATATGCTATTGAATCACTATAAACACCTTTATAATTTTTGTTCTTACCAGTTGCATAATCATATGTGTTTCCAGTTGCGTCCTCACCGTGATTAAAGAAATACACCCTTCCTGGATTTTCAACAGTATTAACATCTTCAGTACTAACATACAAATAATGTAATTTGTCATTTGTAGCAAATTCTACTTGCTTACCAAAATATTTGTTATTTGCATTATGTTCAGAAATGTATCCATAATTTAATGAATATTGACCACTAGCTGTTTTATCATAAGTTAAAATAATTCCTTCATTAGTATATGCACTTGCTTCGCCATCAGTGTGTGCTGGAATATTAAGTTTTTGTACCCAGTCTTTGTTTAATGGTGTTGGATAATTAGGTGTTCTAGCAATTCCACTAACTGTACTGCTTGAATAAAAATGTACTTCTAAGTCATTTTGAAACGTTGACGAAGTGACAGGTAACTGAGATGAATCCGGGTTCTTAACAACAACCATTTTACCTGCATTCGCAGAATCCATATCCGCATGATCTAACCTCCCCGATAAACGATTTACGCCTAGACTAATACCATCTTTAATACTAATTGTACTAGTTTCGCCATTATTAACTCCGAACTTAAATGTTCCTATTCTATCTTTTACATATAATCTACACGTTAGTAATTGCTCTTGTAAATATGTAACCTCAGCTGTAGCACCTGTAATATTATCAATAATAACTTGTCCTTCTTGCGGAATATAAGGATTTCCACTACCGTCAAAGTTTGTAAATGTTATATCAACAAAGCCTGACCACAAACCATGAATTATATGTGTTGGATCATTTAAGTGTGCAAATGTTAAACCTAATGATGCTGGATCAAATACTGAAATTGGGGCGACGCCGCCTCTAATAGTATTAACCCACATTTTAAAAGTCTCTGATACATTAACAATATCTGTAAAAACTTTAGGAGCTCTTATAAACCAAAGCTCACTTAAATTAGGTAATCCATTTTTATCATAATAACTTAGATGTCCTAGTCTTCCACCTCTTGTTGGATCTGGAACAAGACTTAATGCACGAACTTCATTCATTGTATTACCAAATATAACTGGTGAACGTGATTCAGCTTGGGTAATAAAATCTTGCCCTATAATATTTGGAATTGTTATTTCTTGTGCTGATACTGTTGTAGTAAAACTAGGTAAACCTTCAATTTTCCACCATCCACTAAATGTAGATGCCGCTGAAGTTGGATTAACTAATGAAAATGTTCCGCAACTTTGTGCATTTAAAGTAAGTGTATCAGTAGCATTAAATCCTCCACTAACATCTTTTATATAAAGTATTGCTTGACTAACATTTTCAATTCTAATATATGCTACTTCACCTATAGCAGTACTTGATGATACTGAATCTCCAACTACTGGAATACGTATTATATTATCAACATATAATACTGCATCAATCTTGTCCGCAATAGTTTTGCTACCTTCAAATGCCGCTACGCCTGGCCCTGTTGCACCCCACGGTAAAATACCGTCTGGATAGTTTTGTGAAAATTCATTCCAATTAAGAACTACTGTATCACCTTGTGATGATCCTTCATACTGTTCAAGTGGAGCTCTAATTAACATATGATCTGTAGTAACATCTAACCCATAATCACCTCTTATAGCATAAACTATAGAAGGATATGAATTATTTCCACTATTATAATTTGCTTCTTCTATAAATGATGTTGACCAAAAACTTGGAAACGTTAATGCGCCAGTTGCCGCTGTAATTGGAAATTGAGCTTCCCAGAAAGTTTCTAAATACTTAATAATATCGCCGGCAACATAAGCTATTCCACCATCAAAGTCACCCTTCCATTTATTTTTTACATTACTAGCATTCGGGGCACTAATAACTAAATGTTTTCCATCATTACTTAATGCAATACTAGAACCGAATTTTCCTGGGCCTGTATAAAGATCAGTTGGTGCAGTAATAGTTTGTCTATGATAATAATCTACATTATCTGAAACTCTAATAAAAACATAAACTTTTTCTTGTTCACTAGCTGATGCAACTAAAATAGTATTTCTATCATCAGTTGCAAAAACTTTACCAAACAAATGCCCTTCACCAGTTGCTAAATTAGATATTTGTTGATGTGAACTGTATGTTGGTATATTTTGTAATACAGTCCAATCACCAGTATCATCATCATCAACCCAAATTAGTTCACCTGTTTGTAATTCACTATTAATAATTCTAGTATTTGCGTCTGACATTGACGCTACTCTGGCTGATATAAATGTAGTAACAAATCCGTCTGCTACTTCTACATCTTCTGTTTCACCGTTTGCATAACAAACAATAGTATCTAATACTATTTCTTTAACTTTAAAAAATTTCTCAGCACCAACAACATCAAGTACTCCAATAATACCATCGTTAGATGCTTTAGCAATATAAGAGAGGACCTCTCCTATTTGATTATCAAGTTGTATTGTTATTGTGCCAGCGGCAATATCAGAAGTTACAGCTTTAACTCTGTCTCCTGTTCCTACATACTTAACAACGTCCCATGATGTTCCGCGTGAGCCTGTCCATACATAATCACCAACGTTTAAATCTGTAAGAGTAGCATTAAGAATATCATCAAATTTTGCAACTGTTAATTTAACATCCTGCTCATTAACATATCCTGCTGTTTGAACATATTCAGAAAATACTGTACGTTTAGGAAATGGTTTATGATTATAATTATTAGGTTTAAGATAAACTTCAAATGGTCTTATACGATAAATTAAATCAGTTTCTGTTCCTGAAACAGTATCAACTAATTCTACTGGTTGCGGAGATAACTTAAATCTAGCTTCGTCTAATTTAAATTCTACTTCGTCAAATCCATCTACAGAACCATACTGTCCTAATTTAACAGCCCATTCTTCGTAAAAATTAATACTATCTTGATCTGCACTACTTAAAGCATCAAATAATTTTGTTAAACTATTTTGTGTTCCCTTGTCTTGAATATATCCTTGATAAAATTTATATTGACTAACATCATCATTAATAATATTTGCAAGATAATCTCTTTTTTGATATCCTATAAGATGTTGTGCTATTTTTTGTTGCTCTGTATCAAAGTTATCAGTATCTAAATCATAATAATCTTTAAATTGTTTTGCTTTATAATCCAAATTAGGTATTAACTGAGCTTCAGGCTTTGATGATAACCTTTCCCAATTAGATGCATCAAAATCGGCTACGCCAGGAATTTTTATTTTAGCAATATAATAAAACTCTTTATATTGTACCGTATCACCTATAGCATAATCTTTATATGATTTCCACTCGTTAACAACTACATTATCATAAACAAATCCTGGAATATTTAAAGAGCCTTTCCAGTCATCAGTTCTGTAACCTAAAACTTTAATCCGCTCTTGTCTATATCCTGGTTCTAAATCATAAATGATATCATTAAAAACTGTATGATTATCAAGTAGACAAACGTGTTCTTTTTGTATTAACGCTAACTTAACAGCATATATACCGTCGGCAGTATTTCGTGGAGTTACCTGGAATTCATTATTATTACTTCTATAAACTTGAACAAATTCTTTATCAAGTTTCCTACCGTCTGCTTTTAAAAGTGTGTAATCATGAAAGCCATCAAAAATATTATCAGCAACATAATAGTCTCTTTTAAACTTTAACTTATTAGCGCCAGGACTTAAAGTTATAACACTATCTTCTTGCCAGTTTTGTGTAGTCCAGAATAAAAATTCTTTAGCACTTAACTCCCAATTTTCAACTACTTCAATTGCAGGATTAAAATAATTAAAATCAAACCCTTGTGCTTCTAACCACTTGCTATAACCTAATAAAAAGTCAACAACCTCTTGAACAGTTGTTAACAAAGTACCATAAGCTAATTCCTTTATAGAAGTAGTATCATACTGACGTCTAAAAAATGCTTCTCTACCACCAGTTACTGGTAACTCGACTAGTCTAGCAAAAAAGTCTGCCTGAAATGAATCTGTACTAGTATGAGCTTCTTTAACTCTATAATATTCTTGATTAAATGCTACAGTTTGTCCAAGTACATATACTTGATTTGGTTTCCAATCAAGAAATGAATCAGTGACACCGCCAACTCTTGCAACAGGATCATCTGCTAATTCGAGTGCCTTAAAATATTTCAAATAAGGATTAGTTTTATCGTATCCTTTTATAATAAATCCTGCGGCTTTCTTTTCAATCATAATGCCGCTATAACTAACTAAATCAACTACAGAACTTGTATTTAAAAATATCTTATAGTTTTCATCAGGAACAAAAACGTTACCTTCATTATACGGAGTTCTACTATCTAATATTAATTTAAACTTATCTTTATGTGTAAATCCAGCAACTTTAAGTCCTAACTGATTTTTTACAGATTTTAAAGATTTCATATAACCAGTATACGTACCTAATGACTCTGAATTAATATAATCGCAAATATAATTAATTAATCCTGAAGTATTAACTCGAGTAGTATCTAAAACTGTATTTGGAAAAACTACATCTTCTAATCTAAGTCTTCTACTAGTTTCACTATAAACAATTTCTTTTGCTGGGTTTCTAATTATCCTTGATCTATCAAATGCTAGTCCCATAATTTTAGTTGGCTGATTAAGGATCCAACTACAAATAAATGCGAATGGATATTCACTACTTCTTCGCCAAGCTGTTTCTGTTGGGGCTTCGTCTCCGAATATAAATTCTTTATCTGTTAAAACAAGAACATAATTTTTAGCAAAGTTGCTATCTAATGGGCTTAATAAATTACCTTCACCGTCAACAGGAATATGTTTTGTAACATCTTTTCTAGCATACGCTGTAAGATAATTTAATGCTTTATCTGGCTCTCTAATTATACCATCTTCAATATCTTTCCATAAAATCTTATTTTCTCTAGTGTATGGTGCTGGACCATATACTGTTTTCCACCAAGTTGGTTCAATAGTATATCCTAATATTTCCCAAGGGTGTGTATGCGGGCGATCAGTATCATATGCTTCTTTATAAATTGCTCTCCAGTAACCAGGTAGTTTAGCTCCTTTAGGAGACATCATACTACTATAATTAAATGTAAAACTATTTGTTCTATCATAAAAACTATGATCTGTGTAATCTAAGTTACCAACGTTATCTAGCCAACCTACAAAATCTGTAATTAATGCTTTATCCCTTGCCCATTTACTAAAACCAGTATCTCTAGATTCACCACCAATAAATTCGTGTATGTCTAAGATAGTCGAATCATATTGTGTTTTTATGTTATTAAAAATTCTATTTTCTAATTCTAATAACAGCTCATCTCTAAAATCACCATAACAAACAAAAATATTTCCGTCGTGTCCTTGAATAACTTCTGTAGGTGTTTGATAAGTGTTGTCAATGTATTTTACAGGTTTATACTTTGGATATAATCCTAATTTTGTAGGAGTTGGTGGAATATAACTTCCGTCAGTACTTTCATATTCATAAATATCAATTATATCATCAACCACTTTAGTTGCTGTAATTGTTACAAACCCTATATGATCAGTTTCAAATATATAATCTATACCATGTTGTAATTGAACTTTATTTTTATAAATGTAAACAGCCCGGTTAGATAACGTGTTTAAATTAAAATCTTTTGACAACGCAAAAAATTGTGTATCTTTATCCTTAACATTATGACTTGTTAGATTATATGTTCCAACACCGATCATATCACTAAAGTAAAATGGCATATCATTCGATTTACTTTGAACTACCGCTTCTATTACTTTATCAAAATGAACGTTTGTTTCTCCTGTAAAGCCTACAGTATCAGCGTGTTGAAGAAATAATCTTCTAAATTTACCATATTCTTTACTAGCATATCTAATTGCTTTAATAATATTTGCATTAGTATCAGTAATATGATACAAAGCAAGATCAACTTGCCCACTATGTTGTACAAAACGACGACCATATGGAGAAAGGTTTCCCATGTCTCTTAGATTACTTTTACCAGGAAAAGTTCCAACCCAACTATCATTATATTCAGACATTGTCTGAACATGGTCTGTTACTTCACCTACTGTAAACGCAAGAACATTATCATTTAATGGATTTCTTTCTAAATTATGAGGGATTTCGTAATATCCGTTAGCATTTTTCTTTGTAGCACTATTAGACACAATTTTAACTACATCATCTTCTACTAACTCGTTAACAAACGTAATAAATGCTATACCATTAATTCTATTAAGTACATAATCTGTTAGATTAAACTTTCTTACATTATTAACATAAACTCTTACCCATAGATCATTTAAGTCACCACTATTGTCATAAACATCAATAGCAAAATCATTAGATTGTGTAGTTACAACATACTGTCTTATAACGTGTTGTCTACTATTTTTAATAGCTTTGATCCAACCAGACGTATATGTAAATGTACTAAGATCAGTATACTCTTTTAATAATGTTATATCAGTATTTCCTTTTAAAACTGCATTATCTTTTTGATAGGTATATGTATCATTTAATAAATCAAAATTAAATAAAATATCACCTGTATTTTCTAATGCTCTATAACTTAATGAAAATCCTAACTCTGCATCTTTAACATTACCGGCACCTACTTTATAACTAAAAACCTTATTCCCAAAAAATGTTGATGATGGATAATAAGTTGTATCTGCTAAAGCATATCCAGTACTATCAAATAAATCAAACAAAGGCGGTTGATTTGTGCCAATTTTATCTTGTCCAGCTTTCCACTCGGTACCATTATAATACCACATCTTACCCCTATACGCCTCACCATTTCTAACTAATACTGTTTCATTTTCAAGTGGTGTTGTGTCTGGTTCTTCAATAAGACTAATTTGTCTTATAAGATTATGTGTAATAAATTTAACTTTAAAAATTTTTCCTGTTACTCTGCTATCAAGATCTGCAGTAAACAATATACGCATACTGTCAACAACATCTATACCATCAATATTATATCCTGTTGCTCCTTCAATATTAGAGAACACATCTGTAGTAAAGGTATCAAGTAAATCAATATCATCTTTAGCACTAGTACCAAAGTTGTATAATTTTAAGTTATCATCAAATTCAATAATTGGACGCTTTGCTCTATAATCTTGATCTAACTCTGGTGTTGTTCCTGTAAGTGTTGCAGACTGTTCAATAACTTCTTTATGAAACCATCTATTATATCTTGACCAGGGGTTTCTGCTTTTAGATGCTTTATTAACTACAAGATAATCTTTTGTTCCTGCAAAACTATTAGCATTACTGTACGGCAGTTTATCAAATCCTACGCTATCAAACAATACAGGTACATTTTCTGAATATGAAGCTGGGATTTCTAAATCTTTTTCATGTACTAATTTAATTTCTGTACCAACACCTTCAACATACCACTCACCTTCACCATACTTTTCTGGCGTTACAGTTCCTTGGAAATAAACTTTCATTCCATTTGAAAAAGCTACTCCACCAGTACTTGTATAAGTTTTTTTACCTAAAATTTCAGCTTCAACGTCTATTGTTGTATTATCAATTGCATCTGCAATTTGTATTAATCCACTTGCATTAATATCATTTCCGTTTACATAAAATAATGTGTCAGGAGCATTATCAGGAATTGTCCATGTAATAGTTCCAACATCAATTGTTTGTGTACTATCATCTAGCCCTGTACCAAATAACAAACTAGGATCTAATGAACGTGCAGTTCTAAAAGTTAATGGCATTCCAGACGCATCAATGTCAAACATATATGTTTGTCCTCTAAATAATTTTAATGTAGGATTAGATGTTAATCCATCTGGTGTAAAAATATAACTGTTATTGTCTATATTATCTTTTTTAGTTACTGTATAAGTGCTAATAACATCTTTAGCATTACCGGCAATACCTAAACCTATTGGACCGTTTGGTAACCAATAATATTCTCTAAAGTTTACAAACTTATCCCAATCAATATGAGGATTCCAAGCATAATATTCCTGACTATTAAGTTTACTATGATCGTCTACAGTTCCGCCGAATGCTTTTATTTGATTAATATAATCGTTATAATCTTTATAAAAAGTAACATTATTTAGATCATCTTTTACTACTACCGCTGGTTCTACTTGATAATTTTCTCTATCAGCATTATGTTCAGGAATATAAGTATCATCGGCTTTGTATGCTTTAGCAGTACGTTTACCAAAGAAGCCACTTAATTTTTCAGCTACACCGGGTTGGGTTAATTGATCTAAAGTTGCATTAAGAAACTTTTTGTTAGTTGGAGTACGAAAATATCTTGGAAGTAATTCCGCACTATGCCTACGTGGTGGTGTTGCACTACCGGCTGGTAACGGATATTCATGTTGGTCATCAGTAAAGGGCATTAGACGTTATTACTCCCAGAGCTTGACGACGTTGTACTTGTTGTATATGTACTAGCACTTTGTAACCCCGAATTAGTAGCCGTTGCGACAGTTAAAACTTTACCTGAAGCTTTTAATCTACTTGCTGTAACGGCATCTATTACTTCAACATTATCAACTATCGCTCCACTAATAAAAATTTCATCCGCTTCAGATTTAATCTCATACAAACTACCAAACCCTTGCAACTCTTGATTCGGAACAATTACAATTGTTACTAAATCCGGTGCAACACTGGCCATAATAAACGTACTCAACTCTGAGAAATAAAACGTATCTCCAAAATCCCAATTATCTAAAGCAAAGAATCGATTGACTGCTGAAATAACTTTTGCCTTAATTGCATTAGTATTAACAACTTGGTCTGGATTTTTAACTATTTTAAATGTTGCTTGTAAATCTAAATCAGCATTCGCGCCAAACAAAACTTTATATTTCACAGGATGATAAATTACTTCATCACTAATTGACTTAATTTTATTAATTTCAGATCCATAATTATTAAACAAATTATCGCTACTTGGTGGTAACGGTTTTACTGTTACTGCCCCATCTAAAAATTCTCTAAATGAAGCATCATAACTTTTTGTTAATAGATATGTATCAATAACATTACTGCTACTTGGGTCAATTCTATTATCATCATCTGCCGCGTGTATATATTGAAATTTAAGTTTGTCTCTTCCAACAAACGCTCTATATTCTGTTGTTAATACTAGCGTCCCTGATGTTAATGTTTTAAATACATTCTCTGTAACTAGATAAAAAACTTGTCCGTCAGTATATTGACTTAATGCACCTACAACACTTTCAGATTGTTTTATATCTAGTGTTGCACCGTCAACATAACTATAATCTTCAATTCCATCAGTAGTAATATATTTCTTTTGGAATATAAATTTTGTTAAAGGACTTATTGCTTCATTAACAATTTCAAGAAATGTCTCAGGATCATCAACAACACCGTCTTCATCGGCATCATAAAAACTTACTTCGACTTTTTTACTATCAACATATCCATCTGAATCACGATATGCATCACTAATTTCCCAATCATGCTGTATAGTAAACGGTGTTAATGCATCTGGTTTTAAGTTAATAGACAAAACTGAAATTTTATCTTTAATAATTTGTCCTGTTTTATTATCAAATACTTTATCAGCACTATCATAATAAAATCTAATTTCTTCAGCACTTTCAAAAATATATCTTAAACTACGATATGTAATTGTATACTTTTCACCATCTGTTTCAAATAATAATAACCAACTTGCATCTAATTGTTGATTAGTAGTATCTCCGGTTTTACCTAAACTGAATTCTCCAAGAATGTTTAAGTTATTTTCGATAACAACTCGCCATTGTCTTAAATTAATATCATACCTTAAACCAAACGTTTTATTAGAAAATAATTGATCAACTATCTGTGTTTTTACATTGTCTACTAGTGTTTTAGAAAACTTAGGTACAATCTGATTTAAAACGGCCGTTGACGGAACAATGTCATTAAGTATAATAGGTCCTGATCCATCTGTATTATCAACAGCACCATCACCAACAATACTAACTACTTTAACCCATTTATAATCAAACGATCCTGGATGGTTTGCATCTCCCGCCATTAATGTACCATCTTTCATGAAATGATATCCAGCCGGTGGTAAAAATTTTATTAATGTGCCTTCTTCAAGAAATCTTAATGAACTACCTGTATAACTTCCAACTTGAAATCTTGTTCCGTCACTATCTTGCAAATGTCCTGTTGTTTGATTAGTACCTTTTGTAGTTTGTACCCAATTAGCTCCTAAATCTGAAGCAATCGTTTTAGGAAAGTTTGTTAGATAATAATTTAATAATTGCTTTTCAGCTAAGACAGGTTGAATAGTTTCTTCTATAATTCCTTCAAGATCTATTTTTGTTGTATATGTAAAATTCTTATATTTTGTTAATGTTTCTTTATATACAAGACCGTCATTACCAAATAAATTTGTACTAGAATATTTTCCAGTACTATCTAGTAAATCAAAATATCGTGAAATTCCACTTGCTGTTCTATTAACACTTTTAACTTTAACAATCTCTTGACTAATTCTTAACGGTGCAACTTGATAATCTTCACCAGTAACCATTCTATTTTGTGTATAATACGTTGCAGGTGCATTTTCACGAATGCTTGAATTTGATTCTGTAGTACTTGCATTATCTATAGTATATTTCAACGATAAAGTAATATTAAGTGTTTCTTGATTTCCAACTGCTGACGTATAAGGAATTGCTACTCCAATTGACGCCATGTCTGCTGGAATAATATCATATGCTTGGTTAATACTTGATCTATAATAAACTCTAAAATCGCCCTTAGGTAGATTTCCAAACGTACCATCTGAAAAAATTAAATTAATTTTATCTTGTGCTTGGGTAAGAACAGCATAAATGTTTCTAAGATTTTTACGGAGACTATTATAAACAATATTATTTCCTTCAACTGCATCAACTTTAGTCCATAATTCAGATTCAGCACCAATTGAATTTAATTTATAAAGCCAAACATCTGTATTATTAATATTAGTAGCATCAATGGCAATAGTTTGATTAGTACTAGGAGTATTAACTGAAAATGATCCTTGATCTAATGTACCTTGTCTAAAATGACAAAAGTAACCACTATTAGTACTTCCAGGACCACGACCGTCATCTTTATATAAAAATGCTAAACTATTTCCTGGTAAAGGTGGCTCTTCAGATATAACTCCACTAATAACATCTGCTGAAACTATTTGGAACTGAAGATTTCTTCCATCAATATTTTTACTGTAACTAAACACAGGAACATCTGTATTACTTGCTCTATATCTATATTGATATGTTGGTATACCTTCTACTGTATCTTTTTTTACTGGGCGGCCTATTTTTGAATTTACTGGTAATGCCGCATTAAGAACTTTTTCAAATTGTTCACGCCAGTCTGGATTAGCTGGATCATTCCAAACAATAGTTTGGGTAGCTAAATTAGTACCATTTGAATCTACTACTTCCTCAGTAGTTGATACTGCTTCAAATTTTATTAATCCATTAGCACATTGATTACGCTTTGGATTATATGACAATAATCTTGCTAAACGTAATACTGATTCTCTACGTTCTGCTAATTCTAAAAAGTTTTCTCTGGAATTAAGGTCGATACGATAAGAAATATTTTGCCCTAAAAATGCAATAAGATCAATTAATGCTAGATATTCACTAGAATCAATATAATCATTAAAATCTTCAGGATAATTCTCACGTATATAAGCAATCATAGTACGACGTAGACCATCAAAATCGTACGATCTAAAGTCTGCATTTCTAAATGTTTGATATACACGCTTCCAGTCTTCTGCAAGAAGCAATCTATTTTGTCTATTTGTTACTGACATAGTTTTTCCTTATTAATACTATTTATTTGAATCCGTTAACCACATACTTAACCCGATGCTTCATCGAACTTTAATCTCAGTTGTTCTGAAATATTATAAGGTAGATACGTTAAATTACAATCAATTATGATACCAGATTCATACTGATCAATAACAATACTATCTACATTTACTCTTGGATCTCCATTAACAATCTCAGTAACATTTTGAGCTATAACTTGTTGTAGCTGTTCTGTTAATGGTTCATGAATAACGTCCCAAATAATTGTCCCAAACTCTGGATTTTCTAACTTTTCACCCTGTCGTATATGAAAGTTATTTAAAATATCTTGTTTAATTAATGCAACATCATATAAAATATTACTTTTATTAGCTGGATCAATAGTACTTAACCCACGATACGCCTTGCTCGGAGGAATCGACTGTTGACCTTTTGCAGTAGTTACCCTTATTTGTTTATATAAATCTCTATCTGATATACTCATAACTTACCTTACTTTTTTGCTTCCTTTTTAAATGGATCTGCTGTAGCTACAAATTCAAGATCATTTTTAACTGTTATTAAATTATCTCTATCTGTTGTTACAATTTTAAATGCTCCAGGATTCATATTCTCATGCTGATTCCAAGGTTCATGCATTGGAGCTCTTTGTGATAATGTTCCTAACGCATTATTTGTTGGGAATCCAGGCAAAATGTGTTTATTAAGAGCTGAAACGATTTTAGCACCTGACGCCATAGGACCATTCATATGAATTGGGTCAGCAGTTTCAAAATGACCGCCACCTGACTTAATATGTGAGCCTCCTCCTGATGTAATTATAGTTTCACCATTTGTTTTATACTCAGTACTACCTATTGTAGTAACCCATTGATTGCCTCCGATTAAACATTTAAAATCATTAAATGTTTCGATTTGAATATTACCTCTACGTAATTTAATTTCGCCATCTTCACCTAATCCAGTATATGATCCACTTGCTTTAAAATCTATATTAGCTCCTGCTTCAACAGTAATATTTCTATCAGCTGTTAAATTTAAATCATTTTCAGTATGAAAACTCATACTATCTTTTGCATAAACATCTATTTTTCCATCTGATGTTAATTCGAGCCAAGCTGTTCCTTTCGAATTAGCAATATAAATTAAATCTTCTGTATTATGTAATAAGACTTGGTGCCCAGTTCTTGTTCTTAATCTAACTAATTCGTTATGTGGTAATTCGCGTGATCCATCTGTTTCGTTAAGTTGTATATTAGCATACTCTGGTGGACCGTCACTTGCTGACGTTTTTCTTAAAAGTTTATCATTACCATCATCCATTACAAAAGATGTGCCACCTAGTCTACTGCGAGGAGCACTAACTTGTGAATCTTTAAGACCAATTAGTCCTTTTGGGGCTCCTGGTGTTTTATCAAGTGGACCTGGTGAACTAACTCCAAAGACTGCACTAGGTATTTCTCGTCTAGCACTTGAAGTTGTTGTACCCCTAAACTCATCTATATAACTACTATCTTCTGTACCAGTAGCAAGTCCTTGAACTATTAATTGATCAAGAAATCTTTTTTGATATGGTTTTAAAAATTTAGTAGGATCGTGTTTTGTTCCTGTTTCAATTGCTTTATTATACTCAGCTACTGGAATTTTTTTATCTTTAAAGTATTCTGGTGTACTGTCAGTTGTAATTGACGTTGATGCTTGATCTGGCATAGCAAAATTCATATATTGGTCTTGTACACATCCTATCCAGTAACATTGATTAGGATTACCTTCTACAAAAATTACTAAAACTGTAGTTCCAACATCTGGTGGAATCATCCACCAGCCATAACTTTGTTGACTATATCTATAATCATCATTTTTAGTTACTGAATCAATATTTGTTTGTCCAGCAAAAGGAGACAAATATTTTGCTTGAAACGTTTGTCCTGGGGTGCTTGGATCATTACCTGATGTAGTTTTTTTTTGTATCTCTACTTCTAACGCACCCATAAAGTGGGGATCGGCATGACTAACAACTATTGCCTCATAAGGACCTGGATTAGGTCGTTGAGCTACATCTTTAGATATCTTATCAAGTAAAGTGTTTAAAGGAGATGGCATTATACGAACCTATTTCCAC